AGATTTCCTCTTGTATACTCATAATCTTTTTTTACATCATCAACTGGATTTTTATTTTCTTGAACGCTTATTTCAGAAACTTTTTCTGTTTCAACTATTTCTCCGGAAACATTAAAAGTTTCGTTTAGGTCTTCAAATTTTTTAGTCATTTTCATGATAGCGAACCACTAAATCCAAAATCATCACCAACTTCTATTAATTGATTATCTTCTTGAGTTATCTTTTTAACTCCAGTTCCAGATACATGTTCTGCAGCTGTCGTATTGTCTGCACCCCTAATTACTGTTAGTTTATTTCCTGATTTTGAATCTACAAAAATTTCTTCCTCATCAATGTAAATATAACTATTCTCGGGAATATTTGTTGCATCAGTAACTTCAAGGATAGTATCGATTTCTGAAATATTTGTGGATAGAGTAGTTGTTACTTCCCCAGTATAGTCTTTTGTTGCTCTTCTTTCCACACTATAAACAAGATCTCTACTTGGAGTATCTGTTTTATGACCAGCAACAAATCCAACAGATACTTTTTTGATGATATCGGAAGATGCAGTAGAAATTGGTCCAAAGAGATAAGTTTTTGCGGTAAATCTTAAAGTATAAATTAGTGCCCTTCTTGTTGAAAAATCACCTTCATAATCGTCTGACATACTAATACTATTCAAAACAACAGGAACATCTCTTTTCTCACCAATTTCTTTCACAAGATCAATTGTAATAGTGTATGAGGGTTGGAAATAGGGTAAAATTTGTTCGACTATTTGAAGCATATCATCATTTAGTTTGGTCATCACACTTAGTTCAAAATCCAAGTTATATGGAACAGGTAAATATGCTTTTTTCTCTTGTTTTTTATTTGATGTTGGTGAAGTTATAAAAGTTTGAGTAGTTGTAGATTTTCTTGCAGAATCATATGATAAACCCATGAGTTCAAATGACATTCTAGGCAAACTCATTTGAACTGGTTTATTTAAATTTGGCGACTGTTCTAATCTAGCCAAAAACTTTTGAGTTGGTCCATATGCTAAAGGAACTTTCATAACACTAGTAGTATTACCACTATTATCTGTATGTTTAATCGTTATATCATTAAACAAAGAACCAAATGAAACAACGGTTCTTCTTAAGATTTCGTGGTAAAAATATTCAAACATTTTTATATCCTTTTTTGATACTATAATTTAGTTATAATAAATTATATTTATGGCATTCCGAATGGGTTACTTTCACTGAAATCTATGATAGTATCAGCAAGTTCTTCTATGTTGTCGTTATCTGCATATGGATCGACAATATTGTTAGTATTCAATATACGCAATTTGTAAGCCGCTCCGCTATCTTGGCCTGTTACCACTTCTCCTGATACAAAAGTTCCACTAATTATTGAAACTTTCAATTCATTTGTAATAGAATTCCAAGATTTAACTTTTGCGGTAGTGCCACTTATAGATCCAACAATTTCTTCATTGAATTTATATGTTCCTATACCAGATGTGTATGGAGATTCTATAGTTATAGATGGAATTGATGTATATCCAATTCCAGCATCTAAAATTCTAATTTGTGTTACTGATCCCGATGATCCAACTACAGCATATCCAACTGCTGTTGTTCCAATTCCTGGACTACTAAAAGTGACAGTTGGTGAAGTAGTATAACCAGAACCACCATTTGTTACAGTAATAATTCCAACTAATCCATCTCCTATGACAGATGTGGCGGCCGCCCCTGATCCACCACCGCCAATAAAAACTATATTGGGCGCCAAAGTGTATCCAGCGCCAGGATTTGTAAGTTGAACGCCTTGAATTCTTGATGATTTTATTCCAATACAATCAACCAGATTACTAATCATTGTTGCAACTCCGACAGCATTAATTCCGCCAAAGGGTGCCGAAGATATTGCTACTTGTGGTATGGAAGTGTAACCATTTCCTCTATTTGTGACTCTAATAAATCTTACTCCACCATTTACAATAGAAGTTATTGCTGTAGCTGTGACTCCAGAACCAACAAGAGTTAAAGTTTGAATATAACCTTCCTCTACTATATTATCATCAATATGATCAATTCCAGTATCAATATCTTCATCCTCATATCTGAATAGTTCACATCTTAGTTCATAAACATAATTTTTTTGAAGTTGGTAAAATGGTTTTTCATGTTCTACATATTTTATTTCAAATAATCTATCTCCTAATGGGAAATAAATTAAATCTCCTTCTTTTGGTCTTGTGGACAGTTCTATATTTGGCAAATTCTTTATAAGAGGGGAGATGTAATTTTCAAATCTTTCCCTTGATATAATTAATGTCAAATCATCTAGTTCTTGAATTCCAAACTTTGACAGTATTGTACCATTTCCACCGTATCCATCATAGTTATCAACATAAGCCTCTATAGGATAGGCATTGTCAAATTTTGATTCTATTACTTCTTTTATTACACTTTTTTTAGTTATATACTTTCTAGGAATATAATAAACATCAATTCCATAAATTTTAAGTTGTTCGTTAATTAAATCTTGAATTAAACCTTGTTCTCCAAAAGAACCTTGTTGAAAAAATGGATTAAGCATATGATCAACCTATCATATCATAAGGTGGCAATTCATAAGTATTAGACATTCTTTCCATCAGCATATCAATTTCCCTCTGAGCATCATCATACATTTGTCTTCCATTTAATTCCACTCCACCAGGAAGTCTAACTCCATTGAATTTCATCATATTCTGTCCCCATTGCCTTTTAATAAGTGAAGTTAGATATGGTTTAATAAAAGAGTCATTCCAAACTTGACTGTAACTGTTTGGATCCAAAGTTGCATAACAGTCTATTATAATATACTGATCATTTCTCACTGAAGACCAATCAATATCCAAATATAATCTATCTTGCCTTTTATTAAATCTGATTTGCTTTTGTGTATTAAGAAGAAAATCTAAATCTTCAAGATAAGTTTTTACCATTGCATATGTCAAAAGTTCAGTAGTACCCCAATAATAAATATCATTTAAAAATAATTGATATTTAACACTAAACATATTACTAGTAATATTATTCGCACCATCAAAAAGGAAAATCTTATTTACTCCTATTACCGAAGGTGGCATTTGCAAATAATTTCCATTTTCTTCATAGTTGAATGTAGTAGAAATACCAGCAATCGAAGTTGAAACGCTAGTAGTTGTTACTCCAACTGTAGAGGAGTCAATGCCCCTTGCTCTACCTCTATCGATATCATTTTGAGTTAATTTGTATTTAAAAAAAGTAGGATAAACGCCATCAAAATGCCTCTCTTGGAAAAATTGAATGGCATCATCTACCAAGTCTTCTATTTGCTCGTCTGCCACATTAATTTCCAGAACGGGAGCACCTAGTTTTCTCTTACAATAATCAATTAATTCTTGTCTGGTAGATGGTTGAGCCATTTATTTCTACTTTTAGAAGTATTTAGTAAAAATATCATATAGTATTACTTAAAATTTGGATATAATTTCTTGTTGCTTTAAGTATAATTTGAAATAACATTTTGCAACATTTTTAACATCTTCAATATCTTCTAGAGAATCTATTTCTGCTGCCATTTTAAAATATTCAAAATTTTTACTTAGATCTTCTAATACAAGTTGTTCAGGATTCATTTGCCAGTCTCCTTAGAAGAGTTTTAATTTCATTTAAGTCATCTTTTATATTTGAAACTTCTTTTTCTATAGAATTTATTTTTTGTGCTTCCTTTTCCTTTAACTTTTTTTGCATAATATAGTTGTTATAGTCCGTCATGCTCGTATTAATAATTGCTTTAGTTTCGCCATCTCTAATTAGATTTGAGTGACCTTCTACTTTTGATTTGTTCATAATTTATCATGCTAATGCAATTACCCTCAAATCCTTTACTCTTGGAGGATAAGCTTGATTTGTGGAAGTTCCTACTAATTTAATACCAAAGTATCTAAATGAAGGTAAATTTTCTACAGTGAATTCATATTCCTTAAAGTCTGTCAGAGAATCGTTGTCAAATCCAACCTGATCTGTCTTTGAGACTCTTCTATCAGATAAACCATTACTATCTGCAGTGTTAATTACATCCCCGCTTGGGGTTAGGTTCGTATGCCCGGGGAATGGGAAATAAATTAATTCAGAATTTGGTTCTTGCGTTATTGAATAGAAACATCTTAGATCACTATAAGTATTAATATATGCTGTCAAAATTATCTTAATGGAAGATGCCGGTGTTTCCAGAGAAATTGGTTTGGTAGCATAAACAAAAGCAGTTGGATCATCTTTCAAAGTAGAAACTCTATCATCTGTAGCATAATCTAATATTGGACTATTGACTCTATTTGAAGTAAAGATCATACCAACCCTGTCTAAATCAATAACAGGAGAAATAAAAGAATTAGTAGTTGATAGATTTAAATTTAGTGTTAGGGATTTATTAGCTGGTAAATTTGTTGTTCTTAGGTTTTCATTTACCTGCGATGCAACTAATCTTGGCGTTGAAAAATAATTAGTTGCATCTAAACTAATAGGTTCAAATCCCTGATCGATAAATGGTATCTCATTTCCCGATACACTACTACCACTAACTGTTCTAAGAGAAGCATTTATATTTGTGCCTCTTAATGTCAATGTCTGAACTACTGGCCTTACCAATTCAAATGGTATGTTTTGTGTAGCATTTATTTCAGAACCACCTGCTGATTTCGATTCGTTTAAAAATAACTTAGGTAAACCAACAGACAAAGTTCTATTAGTCATTGTACCATTTTGATCGCTCATATCCAATTTTACATTATAAAAATCTAAATCATATGGATCCGTAATAGTAACGTCCTCAAAGTTATGAGTTTTATTAATTCTGCGTAAAGATACCGATGAAAGTTCGTATTTGTATACAGGAGTTCCTGCAGTATAGTTAAATGAATTTGTTTGATCTACTCCTCTAGCAATTCCTGTTAGGACTGGTGGAGACACTGAAGTATTAACTCCAGTATACGAAATAATTTCATTCTCTATTCTAATATATCCAGGATTTGTTGCTGCCACAGATACATTTTCAAAAATATCAAAACTTGCGATTTCTACACTTTCTATTGAGATAGAATCTGTTGATGTTGAACTATAGTCGAAAGATAACTTTGTCGGTTTTAAATCAGAAGCGACATTACTTATCGATACCAAATTTTGAGTTGCATTCATTCCATGATTTTTATGATATACTTTAATATTCAATCCATCATTTATAACTTCTATTCCATCTGCTGGAATAATGACATTTGCTCCAGTGCCATTTAAATCTGTAGTTACACCTGCATTGTTAATAAATCTTAAAGTATTTCCTACTCCTGTTATATATTCTCCCTGAACTTGATCTATAATTAATTCATTAACTCCAGAAATTTCAGAAACAGATAGTCTTAGATTTGTTCCTAAATTTTGAGATCCTATGCTAGTTATACCAACAACATCTCCGGCAGAATATCCCATTCCTCCATTAGAAATAGTTGCTGCAATAGCAACTCCATTTTGAATTGTAATATTCGCTTTTGCATCTCTTCCACTACCTGTTACAGATCTTAGAGAAACATTGTTAAAGACAAATGCACCAGATGATGGTGTATATCCTATACCAGAATTAATTATACCAAGATCCCCAAATGCAGATCCTGCAGAACCCACAAAATTGCCAGTTCCATTACTATTTGCTTGAATAATCGTATTTCCTAAAGAAGGTAATTTTGAATTCGCAATAGTTGTTCCTATACCCACCTTTATTTTTTTGGAATTTAATTCCAAAGAATCTTTGACTAAAGTTGCTATTTGGTTATTTCCAAGACTAAGATTTGGATTATAAAAATTTATATTGCCACTACCAACAAAGTTGGCTCTATTTAATTTAAATTTTAAATCTTCAAGTTGACTTGGGTTCCAAGTAACGCCATTTTGTGATTTAAACAAAGAACCAGTTAATGGTTGCTTTGAAACTAAAACTTGCTCTTCATCGTCCAAATTTGATGTGCTAACATCAATTTCTGTCAGCCTAGCTATCCATACATTATAAATGTTTGATGCAGACAATAGAGTTAATGCATGAAATTGTTTTCCTGCAAGATAAACTGGCGATTCAAAAGTAACTCTAGTTGGTAAGGATGCGTCAGAAGAAATTTGAATATCTTTGGGATCAACTACTACCTCACTGAATGGATAAACTTCATTGGTAGGAAGACCCAATTGCATAGGTCTCAATTGGACGGTAACTGGCAACTCTGGGTCTCTAGAGAAAAAGTATAAATCTACCGAAGTGGCAAAAATGCCACTTTCCGGTTCAACATAAAAAGACTGTGCTAAAGGATCTACTAGTTTCATTTTATTTCTTTATCCTATTTTTCTGACCCATTTATATTATATTTATAGTACACTTTTATCTCCTCTTACGTTTACCTTTATCTGCTTGAGATTGAGTCGGTGTTCTTCTATTACCTGTTATCAAGTTGCCTACGCCTCCCACCTGTCTTGGTGTCAGGAGTTTATCTCTTACTTGTTGGGTAGCAAGTTTTCTTTGAGATGGTACATTTACATTAGGTAAATTAAATTTGGGCTTCTTGGTTCTACTCGCAATGACTGAAGATCCGCTTCCTATTGGTACATTTATTCCCTTATCGGTTTTTGTTATTTTTTGACCTGCAGCTTTAAATTTCTGTCTGGCCTTTTTGGCTCCAACTTGGGCTTTAGTTTCGAAGAAAGTCTTACCATTAACTAAGTTAACTGCAACTGACTGTCTAAAGGTTCTAGCAGGACCTTTAGAATTTCCAGGCCTACCATCAAGACCTACAATATTGATAAATCTCTTACCAGTATTTTTACCGCCCTTCTTCTTGCTGCCCCTTCTCTTTTTCCCTGGGCCGGTGTTACCTGTACCGTCATCTGGACCTTCTGGTATTTCTGGATCTACTGGTCCTGGTGTTTCTGTTCTTGGGGGTAGTGGAGCTATTGGGAAATCGTCACCACCACCAAAATCTGGAATGAATGGTTCCGGTGAAGGGAAGTCGAAGAATGGAGTCTCAATTGGTTCTGGGAATGTAGGTTCTGGAATTTCTTGTTCGAAGTCTATTTCTTCTCCTGGATCTTCAGGAACAAATGGTGGAGGTGGACTTAATGGAACAATTGGTGGTAAAGTATTTCCAACAATTGTAGTTGCTACAACTGCTGTAGGTCCTGTTATACTTTCCGGTCTACTTTCTATTACAGTTTGTGTTTCTGTTCTCACAGTTCTTACTGAGAGAATATTTTCTTGAACCTTATTTACCTTTCCTTCAGAGAAATACCTTTCTTCAGCACTAGTTAATGCAGGTTCAATAGTAGAATTTGTAGAACTGTTTGTAATTCTGAATAATTTTGGACCAGTTTCAAATCTTGGATTACCAAATACATTTGGATTTGGAATATAGAATGATCCAATTACAACGCCAATCTTATCAGTAATTAATCTTAGATTTGTTATTACTGCTTCAGCTCCACTAGTCAATCCTCTCAATTTCATTCCTACATCAACATATCCAAAATAATCTCCCTGTGCTTGGAGTGAAAGACTAAATGTATCTACATTCAGAATAGTTGATGTTGAAGAATAAAATTCTGGAACAGGTTGACTGACTTCATACGGATTTGCATTAAAAACTTGAGTTGGCGCATTAAATGGACCATACTTATGATTTGAATTAGCAACTCTAAAAGTTATTTTTGGATATGGTCTAACTGGAGATATTGTTAAGGAAGAAAAGTTAGCAGGTATATCAACAATACCCTCTACGGTCTCCCCAACTTCAAATACTCCAGTTGACATTTGAATTTCAAGAAGTTTGGGTACGATAAAGTTATTTACATCTATACCATTAAAGAAAGAATAAACTCTTGTAAATGGTTTTAGTCTTTGAGCGACAAATTCAACATTTCTAGATCTCATAAAAGCACTTATTTCAGTGCTTAATACAGTATCGCCAAGAGAAACATTTTTAAATTCGTCTTTGGTTATTTTGCGAATTCCATTTCTTGTTGAAGTACCAGTTCTAGTTACTGTCTCCAAATCTTCTTTAATGATGTAATATCCAACATTGACTGTTCTAGAATCTTTAACGGTTGAGGAACCAGTCCAAACAGTTTCCCAAGAACCCCAAGTTACTGGACCAAATCCACTTTGATTATCCAATTCTGAAGCAACAATTTGAGATTCGGATTGAATATAGTTTGTAGCAACCTCAGTGCTATTAGCTTCCAATCTAATAACATCCACCCAAATATCTGATGAAGGTGTAAGTTTAATTGTTCCACCATAGAATCCAACTCTAAATGGAGATACAGATTCTGTTCTTGTTGCAAAAGGTTGATTTATTTCCTCAACTTCAAAATAGTCTAATGTTATCAAACTTCCAGTCTTAGAAATATTTGTACCAATTAGATCATCTACAAAATTCGCATCGGGATTTGCATCTAAATTATTTCCCAATCTAATGAGAGAATTTGACCCCAAAATTAAATCAACTTGTGTTGTATATGGAGCTGGTCTTAATTCCGAATTAACTACATCAATACTATTTTTTACTATAGTTACTTTTTTCTGAGAAGAAGTGGTAGAAAAATCATCTACGAAAAATCCAGACTTAAATCTATTCAATCCATTTGCATCTCTAATAAAAAGATTTGAAGTGTCAGATTCTAGTAATGATAAAGAAGTATAGTACTCTAGATTTTTAATTCTCTCCTCTAGAGAACGAATATCTTTCATCCTATATCTTCTATGTTCGGCAAGATTTAAAGTTGCCTCATTAACATTGCAAAGATATGCGGGCAATGTAATAGTTGCAATTGGCAATGCATCATCAATGTCTGTAGGAGGTTGCGGATTATCGGCAGGTTCTCCTTTATTTAATTGAAAAACTCCATCTTTTGTTAGATAAATTTTATCAACTCTAGGCAAATAATATGAATAGTCTAAGAGAATAGACTCATCTGATGCTAAAATACTTGAAGATGATCCACTACTTGTAAAGTTTCTTGCACTAAATTCGAAAGGAGATAGTGAAGAGTCTGTAACTGTAAAGCTAGAAACCCTTGGTCTAATATCAATTATGTCAGTATTTCTTATTCCATTAACAGAAGAAATGTCGCAATAATCAAATTGATCGTATGAACTTGCTGTAGTCAGATCTCCCGTATCCGATGAAGAAAAACTAGCAGATTCAAATACAATTTTTATTTTTCTAGTCGGTTCTCTCGAAGTTGATTTTCTGATTATCCTTGAATAATCATAAATTGTTTCTCTCTGTCCGTTATCAAAAGTATAATTTGAGATAATATTGTTATCTCCAGAATCAATCCCAGTAATTGTGGCTGTTATACCAGATTCCTTGAAGGTTATTGTCTCATTTATTCTAAATGTATTAGAATTTCTAGATACATATGAAATTTTTAAAGAATTTAATTTTTCTGCGTATACACCAACTGCGCCACTAATAGAACCAACAAACTCTTCCCCAATTAACAAATCATCAGTTTTTGCTGTTGGTCCATTTATAGATGTTAATA